TCATGGTTAAAATCGCATACCTTGTCACTTTTTAATAAATTCCGCAGGACACATAATAGTGCCATCGCCAACTCTTCGTCCGTCATGCTCCTGATCCGGTCTGCGTTGATCATCGGTTCGTAGTTCTCGCAGTCTCTTTCTATGTCCTCATGCGGACAGTCGTTGATTTTCTCACACCATGAGTACGCATCAAACCCATTATCCTTTGTTTCTAAATTCTTGCAGTTATTACATCTCGCCATCTTCTACCTCACTTTTCTTGCAAAAATCTCTTGATGACATCAATATCTCTGTCCAGCACGCTTAAATGCTCTTTGTTCATTTTTTGATAGACAATCAAGGGATTCTGTCTTCCTGCCTTTTTCGCTCTTAATACTTCCCATATACCTTTCGGTTCTTCAATCGTCCATCCGGTTTTGATAAGCCATTTGCGAAAAGCATATAATTTGTTGCTATGTAATGTGTGTCTATTTGCCATCTTCTTACTCACTTTCCATGTACGGCTCCGGCAGTGGCATCCAAGCTGCAATCCTATCAATTTGCATATAAATATTGTCACGGATTAGAAACACTCCATCCTGTGCCTTATCAATATTTTGACAATATGTTCCAATATATAAATTTTCTGTTTTTGTAAAAATAATTACCTTTTTATTTTTCTCCGGCAGCCTCTCGCTTACTGGAATCCACACTGGCTGATTCTGCAAGGCGGTGATTGCCATTTCCATAAGTTCTTTCCAATATTCTTCATTTACAAGTTCATCCCAATGAGGATTAAACCTGATAATGTCCAAATCCTTGATAGCTTCTTCTCTCTTCATTCCGCACCTCTCAATTCTTTCAGCTTGGCTTCGGCTTCGGATTTTGCGAGAAATACTGTTTTACCAATTTCAGACAATGAAATCGTAAAATTTTTCTCACGCTCTATGTAATCGCTATCCGATCCGGTCTCATCATCTATCCATTCATATAACCATTTCTCTCTAACTGCAATCTTCATCCAGTTTCTTTTCGCAAAGCGGAATGAAACAACTCGACCTGGGAAATATAATGGAATCTTATTATCAATGTCCTCATAACACTCCATATCCTCTATTGGAAGAATCGTACTATCTACATAAACGGTATCTCCCACCTTGCACGGTAACCGCAGGAGCAATCCCTGCTCCTCTAAGTCCTTATACTCTTTGAGCTTTTTCAGATATTCAGCAACCTGTTTATGTTCCCAATATTCCTTTATTCCATTACCCATAAATGCTGTTTCAAGATATTTAACATCACAAGCTTTTTCGTACATTCCTGTTTTTCTGTCGCAATGCTCAATTATCTCGTCAATTGTCAGTCTCTCCATCTTTGCTCCTTTCTCACACTCTCAAAAACTGCTTTGGTATCGGCACTCCGTTACGGTCATAAAAAGTAAAATCTCTGTACGGGTAATGCCGGTTGCTCCCCGCCAAGCGGAAGAATGTCGGCCGGCTTTCTGACACCTCCAACAGTCCATCCCCAATATTCGGGTAGCTGTCATTGTCATTCTTCACGGCATATATCTTCATGGTTCTCACTTCTTCCTGCATGTATCTTTGTTTTCTCCGACATTGCCGGATAGCTGCACTCATACGGCTTCGTGCGTCCGATATGCCTTGACATCTCTCCTGGATGTTCTTCCATCTCCCGCAATTCATCCTCACTGTGAAATCCTCTGCTCACGTTTCTTTATCCACCTTTCTCTGTCGTATTTATGCCTTCTCTCTCGGTATGCAGGGTCAAATGCACGCTTATATTTCCAATGTGCATCCATCTCTGCCTTGCGCTCTTCCCGTAGCCTTATCGTGGCATCTTCATCAACCACAGCCTTATACCTATGCGTTTTTCGGCACCATGAATCCCTATGCAGGCAGGTCCGAAATGTCTGTTCCGTGATCCCCAGATAATCAGCCGCGGCTTTTGCCCCGAAGATATCCATTTTCACCGGCAGTTCCAGTTCATCATTAGTCACTATCATGTAAGCTTTCATCGTTGCCCTCCGCATGGATCAGTGCCATGAATTTCTCATATTGCTTCTGAGAAATCTTATTTCCCCTCTTATCCTCTCTCAGATCGATTTTAAGGTGCTTTTCTGCGATAGACAGTAATTCCCTCGCCAACATCCTTTTACCCTGCTCTATGCCATCCCTATAGCCTTTAACGGGGCGGTACTCGTCAATCTGCTTCTTGCCCTCGCCCTGCCCGCCGGCTGTTTTGTTCCTGAGCTGGTAACCGGACTGGGCATATTGCCGGATGTATTTCTGCTCCATCTCGTCCAGTTGTTCAAGCGGGAACCACATAAATCCAATTTTCCAACCGTAGATATTTTCCGTGGTATACAGTCCGTGCTTTCTCAGTGACAGGTCTATGTGCTGGTATCCTGAGAGGTGTTGTGCCAGTCTCGTCAGAAGATGTTTAGCCTGCCCTATGTACGCATAACGGATTCCGTCCTCGTCCATCCGTGTCAGGAAATATATACCACTGCCATCATCAACGTGAGGATTGATCTCCAGTATCCTCTTCTTGTTTTTGGCTTCAATGGCCATTGCCTTTCGATAATTTTGATTGCTCATCGTTCTCCCTTCAATTTGCCAACATAGATTTTTCAAACTCCGACATATCTCCGTAGTCAGTTTGCATCATTCCTTTGTTTGCATCGAACCTTTTCTCCTCCGGTGCCTCTTTGCTCTGACTACTGGATCTTTCCCAAGTCCTTACCGCTGCTTTCCAGTCCTTCATGTGATTTTTTCCAACCATCCAACCTTTGCACGAATAGAAATCAACAAACTTCTGCGGATCAACTTTATTGTTCCGCTCTCGGCAATAGGCACGAACATCATCAACGGTCGGGGGGATAAATTTTTTCTTAGAACCTTTAGGTTCTTCTTTTTTATTATACCCTTCTTTATATTCTTCTTTTGTTGGGAATCGTTTGGGAATCGTTTGGGAATCGTTTGGGAAACTGCTTGGGATGATTTGGTAAGAATCGTAATTATTTACCGTAAATACGGTGTATTTCGAGGTTGCATGCTTGGTAATCTCCTTGGTAGAAATTAGATGCTTTACTGCGGTTCTTACTTCGTCAACCGTGAGTTGTGTCTCCTCCGATAATCGCCCATACGATGAAGGGAATGAGCCCCTGGGAATCACAGTTCCCTCAATCTTCTTGTCTTTCCAGTAGGCCTTTAAAAGCATATGAATAAATACACGGCAGGTATTTATATTCCCATACCATTCCCAATCCAGTATCTTTCGGCTCAGCTTTATGTAATCCATTCAGCCCACCTACCCTATTCCAAATTCTTTGAGTGACATCTGCCCTGTATTCTCTTCCTTGGGTGTCAGGCACTTCCGTATAGCCTTACAACGCTTATTGCAACTGCTCGTCCTTGCCTGCTCCCGGAATAGATATTCCTTTACCCTCTGCCGGTCTTCCAGACTGCCATCAGGTTGGAAATATCCATTGTCAATATTGATAACCAATGTACCTCTGAGCAGTAGTGCATCTTCCAATTCCTGACGGATTTTCCGATCACTCATGTTTGTATCTGATACAAGTTTTTGTCTTGATATTCTGTTGGCATATCCAAAAGGTATGTAATTCTCAATCAGTATATAGACCACCTCCCGGGCGGATCACCGTCCGCCCTGACACTAACATAATGGCTTGTTTGTGAGACACCATTACTAACACAAACGGTTTCTTTCACCCCGCAGGGCAGGTGTTGCAACCTTATAGGTAAGACCTTCCAA